GTATTCACGTGGTTCAATTGCTTTACCATTTGAAGTTAGAGTAAGATCATCTACAAACGACATATCAACCGCAGACTCTGTAGATGGCACACCGTAGTATGCATCGTGTTCTATCTCAAGATGATAGTCCCTACCAGGCGTAGATGCAAACTCTTGAATGTATGCAAACAATCCTCCTGGTAAATCACCAGACCTTATATCGAATAGACGTATCTTTCCATCCCACATCTTATTCTTATAAGCTGGCATAAACTTATATCCTGGAACAAAGAATGTGAAGAAATCACATATCTCATTCATGATACCTGGATCTGCTGTTATCGTAAGATAAGCGTGATTCTTTTTCTTAACGCTGATAGTTTCAGACATTATGCACCTGACTCGAATTTTCTCCAGTCTATTGCATTCTTGATACTAGAATGTCTCCATCGAATATTATTAATAATCTCTTCAAGAGTTTCTTTAATAGTTTTAATGTACTCTATACGTGCTTGTGATTCTTGAATATGAGGATCTGAATCATAGTAGTAATCCATATCACCTTTCAAAACTTTCAGTCCGTTAAGTGCATCGTATTCCCAGCCAAGTTCATCAATCTGATCTTTAGTGAGCTTACCATTATACCATAGCCACTTCTGTTTAAGAAGGACTTTGAATTCCATATCTTTTCGCTTTAGCTGGAGTTTTGTTGTTGTTAGAAGTTCTAAGTACTTGGCATGTAGTTTAGCAGAATCTATAGATGCCTGATCTAAACGAAGCTCATCAATCTTTGAGTCTTCTTTCCACATTTCCAAGATTTTTTCAATGTTCATCATATTATTCACCGTTATTCATATTAATCAATAGTATCTATACTAGTAGGTAATTGGCTTAAACTTAAAGTAAGAGTACTGAAAAGTCACAGCAGCAGTTAGATATTGTATATCAGTTGCAGTGGTATCAAATGGCAACGAGCTTAGGTTGATAGGATACGCGTCAACAAACTGTATTTCTTGTGCAATATTGTTATGGCTATTCAATACTTGTAATGTCATATCACGAGTCTTACGTACACCATAATCATCTTCAGTAACCATTCCAAGAAGCCAATCATGAATCTCTTTATAGTTAAGTAATGATTCGTCAACAAGAAATGTTATATCAAATGGATTGTACTCAATCTTATCTGGTGCTAAACCAATGTTTCTCTTTGGAGTATTCAGTACAGCAGGAGATACAGATAGATCTGGTAAGGTAACTAACTGAACCATGTATTGTGCATTAGGATATTTCTGTGAATCAATCACAAGTCTAAATCCTGCTGGTGCGAGGAATGATAGATTATCTACTAATGTAGCGCTTGCTGTTTCTTGAAAATTAATGTCTGCTTGATATGGCATAGTAGTCTCCTTATACCTTTATTTATAACAAAAAAAGGGCAGCCTTTCGGCCGCCCTTATTAATAGCTATGGAGGGAGGGTTTAGCCTTCGCCTAAGATATTGTCTACCTTAAAGATACGGTAGTATTGGTTTTCGCGATCAACACCTGTGTTATCAACTGCGCCTGCTGTTCCCACATATGGGTTAGCAACCATGCCGTAACGAGTTTTGAAGCCGATTTTTGGTTGGAAAGAATTCTCACCAACTGCACGAACCATTGTCAATGGTACATATGGACAGTAGAACAAGCCTGCGTCGTATGCGTTTGTACCTTTGTAACCGATGTTAACATAGTTAACAGCAGCGTATGGATCGATATACACTTTCATGCCACCGTTGATTGTGCCTGCAAATGTGTTGCCTGCGTCATCGATGTTCAAGCCAGCGTTACCAGCAAGAGCTGGTGTATAATCAAGCATACCTGATGCAGATAGTGCAGCAGCTACGTCTGATGAACAGATTAGGAAGTTACCTTTACCGCGACGTGTTTCTTTAGCGATAACATTTGCTTCACGCATAATTTGTACAAGTAGTCCTTTGTACTTCTCTACAGACCAACGACCGTCAGCGTCTGTATCCAAGTCAAAAGTACCAGCAGTTGTTAGATCAGCTTGTGCTGCACCTAATTTAGCTTTTAAGTTGATTGTACGAATTACTTCGCGGTTGATTTCAGCAAGAATTTCTGCAGACAAGATGTTTGCTAATTCTGCTTCAGCGTCTAGGCCGTGCACAGCTTTAAGGTCTTGTGCAAGTTCCATTGTGTATTCCGCTTTCAAAGCACGTGACTTAGCTGTCACTGTTGCTTTTTCAATTGAGAATGCCATTTCTGGGAATGCATTTGAACCTGAATCGCCAAGTGCTTCAGCAGTCGCTGTAGACATACCAGTACCTGGAGCATATTCTGCAACTGTATCAGCGTCGTTACCTGCTGCACCACCAGAAGCTGGATCGTCACCAGCGAAAGGATCGTTATTGCCAGCGTCAGCTGAACCAGTATCACCAGATGCGGCACCTGAGAATGCAGTGTCTGCTTCAGCGAATAATGCTTCAGTTCCACTTTGTGATGTATAGCGTGATTTCATTGCGAAGATCAAGCCAGTTGGACCAGTCATTGGCTGTACACCAGCAATGTCATAAGCCATTAGGTTTGGCATAGAACGACGTACTAGTGAGATCAAGATTGGATCCCAGTTGTCAATTCCAGCACCAGTTGCGTTTGCAGGTGCAGCTTCTGTTAGTGAGAAAGACTGATGTCCGCGCTCTTCAGCTAGGGCTTTTTCAGTGTTTTCCAACATCACAGCAGTCACAGACTTGCGGTGGTTGTCTTTAAATGCAGGAGCTTCAGCTGATTCCATTACTGGCGCCCACTTCTCCATTAGATTTTTATCTGCGTTAAACATTTTAGTTTACTCCGTTAGATTAGATATTTGTTGTTTTAAGGGCAGCTAAGTAGCTTTGCATACGAGATGATACTTCTACTTCGTCAGTAGATTCATCTAGTACAACTTCTTCGCTTACGATAGGTGTCGCTTCTTTGAAATATGTTTCTTTGATAGTTTCAACTTTTGCAGTAAATGCATCAGCAGATTCATAAGTAACATCTTCAACAAGTGACTTTAGCTTTTCAGCTTGTGCTTCGCTCAAACCAGTTGCAGATTCACGTACGATTGCATCACGAGTAAGAGTTTTTACTTCGTTAGACAATTCGATGTTTTTCTGCTCGGAAACGTTAACCGCTTCTTCAAGGTTGTCTACCTTCGTAGCAAGATCGTCGACTAGGTCAACTTTGCTTTCCGGTACATCAACATAGTGCTCAGTGAACACACCATGAAGGGCAGTCATAAAGCTTTCAGCAACTTCGGTACGTAGACCGTTTTCTACTGCAAGTTTATTTTCTTCCATCCAGTTTTCGACGACGTAGTTGAGGTAGCCATCAACTTTCTCGACCAATTCAGAATGAATACGAGTTGTTTCTTCAGCTAACTCTTCTTGGTAAGATTCTTCCAAACGGGCAACGTTAGTTGCTAGTTTAGATTTTAGTGCAGCTTCAAAAATGATTGCAGCTTTACCTTTGAATCCTTCAGAAAGAGTTGCTTCATCAGCAACCAATGCATTCAAATCTTCTTCAAAGTGAGATTCAGATACAGTATTTGCATCATCAGTCTCTACGCTCTCAGTTGCACACATAGCTTCATATGCAGCTTTAAGCTCTTCTTTTTTCATCTTCGACATTTTGCCATACATAGCATTAACCATACCTGCTTTTGTCTTTGGTGCAGTTGCTTGTGCAGGCGCTGACTTCTTAATTACAGCAGCGTCTGTTTCAGCAGCTTTCTCACCATCAACTTCAGGTGCAGCCTTTGCCTCGTCCAGGTGATCCCCATCAGAAACTTCAACGTTCTCAAGGGTCTCATCTTGGAGCTTTTCGGCAATGTCTTCGACTTCGATATTTTCGATATCAGACATTAAAGTCTCCTATTGAGTTAAAGTTTTGAGAGGAAATCTTTGAAAACTTTCATCTGGACATTGGACATGTCGGCAGATTTGGCCTCTTTGATCTCAGTCTCGAACTGTTCAATTTCTTGTGCTTTTAGAATACCATTATCCCAAACCCAATCTACTCCCTCCATGATGCCATTTACAAAGGCCTCAGGAGCAGAAGGATCTTGTACGATATCTACAGTAGATAAGATAAAATCTTTACCTACCATGTTAACATCGCCTTTACGCACAAGACTACCCATACCACGACTAGAAACACCAAGCTGAACACCACCTTCCATCAGACCCTTTACAATCTGACCCATAGGAGTATTCAATATTAGTGCCTTACCCATCACATTATCACCATCCCATTTAAGTTCGGTGATGCGATGAGATACTTTATCCAAATTGACAGTAGGACCTTCTGGGTGATTCAATTCACCTACGGCTCTACCTTTGGAAACTTGTTCAGCAGTGTATTTTGCCACTGCTTTTTCTAGGACTGCTTTTGGGTAGATCCTGCCATTGCGGTTCTTGCCCTCAGCTTGCATGAAGATGCCTTCAATAGTAGCGGTTTTCTCGCCCTTATCATTAGCTTCTGTCATATACTCTAATTGAGTATCTAGATGTTCTGTAATTAATTTCATACTATCCTCTCGGAATCGCTAGACTTGTTAACTTTACGCCAGCATTAGCTGCAAAGATAACTTCATCTTTTTGTTTTCTGATAATGACATGCTCATCCGACATAATAGTAAAACTACCAATGACTGTTCCATTTTGCGCGGTAGCCAACGTAACAAGATGTGCTGCTGATGTAGTATTAATAATACGTACATTAACACCATCTGATACTGTTGTTGCAGTTCCTGTACCAGTAGGAGCTGCGATCTCTGCGCTAAGTGGTCTAATTTCAGCCATTGTTTATTTTCCCATTAACTTAGTAAAATCTTTAATTGCTTTTTCAGCTTCTTTTTCACTTTTAAAAGTATCTAAATC